CCGCTTTGGATACGGTAGTAAACGTCCGTCGAGGACTGATGAACGGTCGCCAAATCAGCAACATTGAGCCTTTGCTGTTTCCCTTCTTCTCCAGCCCTGTCGATGGTTCGATAAAATTAATCCGTCCATCAGTGATGATGCGAACTTCGTCAACACTCTCCAGAGCCTTGCTGAACCATCCGACAGACATATCCTCTGGCACAAGCATCACTACCGTCTGTCGCTGTTGTATGCACTGCTCAGCGGCTTTTTCCACCCACGGCCTGATATTGCTGTACGGTGGGTTATTCCAGATTGCACCGTGGCTTATCCACTCAGAATTTAGCGCGTCGTCAGCCTCAGTTAGCCAGTGAGCGCACAGAGCGTTTTTGTCGCTCGCAGCTGAATCCAGCCAGAATCCAAACTCAATATCCAGCGCATCAAAAAGCCAGAGCGGCGTTTGCCAGCAGTCCTTGTCGTGTGCTGGCGTATTTGATTTGATAGTCATGCAGCCTTCCCTTTTCGTTGTGACCATTCATACTCTCGCCGGGAGTCATCACTCCACCGCACGTTGCGCTCTGAGCCGAACCAGAACATGATTTCGATAAGCTCAGTCATGCTGGCCTTTCGCATTTTGCTGGTACGCACGCCAAGCATGACAACGCCACCGTCGATACCAGGCGCACTTCTTTGCTCCTAGTTTTTTGGTCTTAAGCCACAGGGCAGTGAACAGGTCTTTCCAGTCTTCCGGCGCCAGCCGTTGACCATGCCATAGCACCTGACGCGAAACATCGTTCAGCATCGGCCACATGCGGTCATTCTGCGCTTTGCTGCGCTTGGGTTCTTTAACGTGGACTTCGTGGGGTGACTTGTCGTCGATGGGTAGTGAGAGAATGGCGTCTATGGCGTTATTTCTGATTGCTTCGTTGCGAAGCAGAAAGGTTTGCTTCATCTCCTGCTCTCCGGTTCCATTTTTCAGTAGCCGCAGCAACTGATGGTGCCCATGCCACCCTGGCTTCACAGAGGTCACATTCTGCATAGCCCCACACATCAATATTTATTCCGGCCTCAACCCACAGACGAGCATTACCGCCGCAAAACGGACATTCTTTTAGCTTTGGCTGGGTTAATGATAGGTCGCTCATGCTCACTCCTTCACTTAAAATCCAGACTCCGGATAATTCTGTTGCGCTGAAACTCATTGTTGAGTTTGAACAACCGTCGAAGAACACGGTCACGCGGATAGCGTCGTGCGGCAGGTGAATGCTCATACAACTCATCAAGCGGCAAACTGGACGATGAACGATACCGATACCAACGCACCAACTCTTCACGAAAATTAGCCCTGACAAGCTCAGCTATCGTACTCATTTCTTAAAACCTCCTCAAACGCATTCTGACGCATTTTTCATTCTCGCTGCTTATCGGTATACCTTGCACGTGCTTACCTCACCACAGAGCGATTGTGATGCCTTAAAAGCGATTTATTGAAATGATATTTGCTTAATCGAAATTCTTTTCTTTGATTCCTGCGGCCCTGATGGCTTCCATTACTGCAATTACCGTTTTGTCACGCCCATCCTCATAACCCATCGCATAAGCACCTTCTTCACCATCTTTCCAAAGGTCGTCATTCGATTCGGGCCAGTCGATATCCAGTTCAATAGCAGAGCGCGATGCCTGCCATATCACCCAGGCAAACTCTTTTAATTCATCGTCTCCCGTGAACTGGCTTTTGTCTTTTGACCACCAGTTTTCAAACTGTCGGTAGCTATCGTTCACTTCCCTCTCCCCCAAATAAAAAGGCCTGCGATTACAGCAGGCCTGTTATTAACTCAGTGATGTAGATGGTCATTGCTTCATCTCCCTTTCCATTTCATCAATGTCAACGTCATCAGGAAGATGGGAGCAATACGCCGCTATACCATGATGATTTATCTCATACCCTTTGAACGTTACCATCTGGCGCGTAATCTCAACTTCGTTCAGGAATCCGCCATCGCATAACTGCCTGGCTATTTTCGATTTGGTCTGGATTATTGGTAGTGCCTGTTCTTTCAAAGCGTATGATATTTGCGCATCCCATGCCTTTTCGAGAATGGCTAATTGTTTTTATTCATCAGAATCCTCCTTTCTTCTTGGACTGCGGTTCCTCGCGTTCACGTCGGCGCATTTCAGCAGACTGTTGGTCTGTGTCATAAATAGCGCCATTTGCCTGAATGCAATACACCGTGCCGGTATTGCCATGACGATTGAGACGAAGGATTAGTTCGGTTTCACCAGGTGGAACACTGTCATCAAAAGCACCTTCACGATGGATCCCCACCCAATAATCGCAATCCTGTTCAATCTGCCCTGTATCTCGTGAGTCACTTGGTAATGGGCGTTTATTGGTTCGGCTTTCCAGTGCGCGGTTAAGTTGCGTCAGAAGCACAACAACGCAATCAAGCTCTTTGGCAAGGTTCTTCAGTCCTTTGGTGATCATGCCGTAAGCAAGGTCGTTGCGATCGGCCTTCTCAGCGGTCATTAGTGTCAGGTAATCGACCAGAATCATGCCAACACATCCTTTTTCTCGCTTGATTCGACGGCTTTCGCTGACGATTTGAGCCAGAGATAATCCCGGCGTGTCGTCGATGTAAAGCATGTCGATTTCACTCAAGCGATTGGCTGTTTCGATCGCCCTGTTGAAGTCACCATCGTAATCACCCTGATAGCCGTCATCGGCGTCATTTGTCGCCGGAAGGTAAAAAATATTCGGGTTAACACCAGACTTCTGCCCTACCAGTTTTTCCAGTATCTGATCACCTGGCATTTCAAGGCTGAACATCAGAGCGGGCTTTTTCTCATGCACTGCGCAATTGATTGCCATCTGGCTGTATAGCGTCGTTTTCCCCATCTTAGGGCGAGCGCCAATGACAAACAGAGAGCCTTTCACCAGACCTTTCGGTGACAGCATCCTGTCCAGCGATGGGATCCCTGTGCTCATTCCCCGTTGTTCGCCTGATGGGTCAAATCGCTTCTCAAGGTCGCTAACCCAGTCTTCCATGACCTCGCCAAATGAGCGAAGGCCGCGACGCGATCCGGTTTTTGCATGGTCTGTCAGTTGCGTGAAAATCGCCTGAATAGCTTCGTACTTCTGCGTCGCAGTCATTCCGTTGCGGGAATAGAGCAATTCCGTCGCTTCAGTCATGCGGTTGATGGCGTAGCGTTCCATTGCGGTTTCGCGAACCTGCATTGCATAGGCAACGATGTTTGCGGCGCTCGGCGTGTTCTTTGCGATCTCAGCGATATAAGCAAAACCGCCAACAGACGCCGTTAACGATTTACGCTCCAGTTCATCGAAAAGCGTCAGGCCATCTACTGGCTTTTGCTCCCGGTGCATTCTGGTTATTTCTTCGAAAAGGATTTTGTGTGGTCGGCTGTAAAATGAATCGGGCTTCAGCATCGCCAGAACTTTCTGGACGCGCTCACTGCTGTCATCATCCAGAAGCAATCCACCAATCACCGCCTGCTCTGCCTCGATGCTATGGGGCGGCGCATAAAAATTATCGGTCATCGTGTTCACCCTCACGAACTTTCAGGTAGGTATTGTCGTTAAGCAGGAAATCAAATCCCTTTTTGTGCCAGACGGTTCCGCGCTGATGGTTTGGGCGCTCTTCGAACATCCATCGGCAATTTTCGCCTACGTAGCTCAAATAATTTCTCCAGTCCTGCATCGTGAACCCATGCCCGTCAAGCTGGCGGGTTATCACTCCGGCTTTGCGCCAGAACGTTCGGATCTGGTTTTTACGCTTGTCATTCAGTGCGCGGATTTTTGGCGCTTCAGGAAGGATTTCGTGGTAAGCATCGACAACATCCTGACAGCTAACGGAAGGTTTTTTCTTGTCAGACTTTTTGTCTGCTGCGGTACTCTCTAATACGTCAGTATTAGAGATAATATTATTATATTCTTTATCTGTGGTAATTTGCTGGTAATCTGCTGGTACAGTATTGCTTGCAGGCATTGGTATTGCTGGCTTTGAGGTGGTAATTTGCTGGTAATCTGCTGGTACAAAATTTGACTGATAATCGTCATATTTCTCTACCGAGAAAACTGAGAATTTACCGTGTGAAACCCAGTCAATCATGCCGAGTTTTTTGAACTTTCTAAGCAGGTACTGAACGCGATCTGGTTTGAGTCCTGTTTCAAACGCCAGAGAGTTTCTACCGCCAAGTAGCTTCCCTCTGCCTACCAGAATTTCTCCTGCGTCAGTCATTACATACTCAGGCGTATGCTTTGCTTTGAGGATTAAGTGAACCCACAGATGCGCAGCTTCTGCGTCCTTGTAAAACGGCACATCCATAATTTTACGGTGCAGCAAGGCATACCCCTTACCCGCTGCTTTGATGCGGTTGTCGTAGCCTTCTGGCCTCTCTGGCTTCGGCTAGATTAGATATGTTACTCATGACCTTTCTCCTTCTGCATCAGCTTCACTTTTTTCAACTCAGCCCGGAATCGACCAGGCTGCTTGAAGCTGGACAGGAAGCGATCACGTAGTATGTGTTTGTGAATTTTGTCCTGGTAAGGACTGAGTTGTTTTGTCATAATTACTCCTGTGGATTGATCCAGTCTTTCTACATCAGGCCTCGAAGAATTCGCCGTTCTTCGGGGCTTTTTCTTTTGTCAGCATTCTGGCTACTTTCTTAGCCAGTTCCGCCAACTCCTCGTCTTCAACACCCCATTCAAGAACAGCCAGAAGCATTCCCATTTTTGGGATGAAGCTGTCTTTCCATCGCGAAATTTGCGATTCATTAATTCCTAACGCGTCAGCAACCTTTCGCTGGCCACGTACAGCAATTCGGTTCAGGATGTTGCTTGTAATTGCATTCGCTTTCTTGCGAGTACTTGTAAGTTGCATATGTAAGTATTCCTTAGATAACAATTGATTGAATGTATGAAACCGCCCCGGAAATCCTGGAGACTAAACTCCCTGAGAAAGAGGTAAACAGGATGACTAAAAATACTGTTTTTCCCCCGAAGTCCGTCAGCGGGCGATTCGTATGGTTCTGGAAAGTCAGGATGAATATGACTCACAGTGGGCGGCAATTTGTTCCATTGCCCCAAAGATTGGCTGTACGCCGGAGACTCTGCGTGTCTGGGTTCGCCAGCATGAGCGGGATACCGGGGGCGGTGATGGTGGGCTCACCAGCGCTGAACGTCAGCGTC